GTTATAGATGGTCTTTATCGCAAGGATAAAAAAGAAGCCCAAAAATTACTATACCAATTATTGGAGCGTTGGCAGCATGAGCATGGACCCTAGGGCGGGGTAAAAAATTTTCTTACAACCACCTGGAGACCGGAGGCGGCCACCTTCGCGCAAAATTTCGCAAAATTAACTAGAGGGGGTGATAACCTATGTCGCAAAGAGGCAGAAAACCTAAACCTACTGCTCTTAAGGTTTTGGAAGGCAATCCGGGGAAGAGGCCGTTGCCGCAAAATGAACCTAAGCCAAAACCAATTGCTCCTGAAAGACCTACTTGGTTAACTGGTGAAGGCAAGAAGATGTGGGATAGGCTTGCTCCAGAGCTGGAGCGCCTGGGATTACTTACTGCAATAGACGGAGAGGCTTTTGCTGCAGCCTGCCAGTGCTGGAAAATATACGTTGACTGTCAAAAGTATCTGAAAAAACATGGGCTCACCTATACTTATACCAACAAGGCTGGTGCAGAGAATGAAATCGAAAGGCCTCAGGTCAAAATAGCCCAGAAAGCACTTGACCAATTCCGCGCCTTCTGTAGCGAGTTTGGGTTAACACCTTCCTCAAGGACAAGGATAGAGGTAAAACCCCTGGAAGGCGAAGAGGACCCCATGGAAGTATTGCTTTCTGGAGTGAAATGATGTGTATTTTGACCATGAAAAAGCGGACAGGGCTGTTAATTTCATTAAGCAGTTGAAACATACAAAAGGTAAATGGCGCGGTGTGCCTTTCACTATGATGGAATGGCAGGAACAGGCCTTGCGGGATATATTTGGTACCATGAGAGATAACGGATACAGGCAATACTCCATGGCGTATTGGGAAGTGCCCAAGAAGAACGGTAAATCTGAAATTGCTGCTGCTGTTGCTTTACAGGGTCTTTGTGCAGATGACGAATGGGCGGCAGAAGTATACGGTTGTGCAGGTGATAGGGCACAGGCCAGCCTGGTTTTTGATGTGGCCGTGGGTATGGTTGAACAGAATCCAACCCTGAGTAAAAATATTAAGATAATACCTTCACAGAAACGAATGGTTTATTTACCTACCCGGTCATTTTATCAGGTGTTATCGTCAGAATCATACTCTAAACACGGTCTGAACGTTTCTAGAGTAATTTTTGATGAACTTCATGCACAACCTAATAGGGACTTATGGGATGTTATGACAGAGGGTTCCGGAGATGCTAGGGAACAGCCTCTGTTTTTCGTAATAACTACTGCAGGAGATGATCCAGATAGAAATTCTATAGGTTGGGAAGTACATCAGTATGCAATAGATATACTCACTGGTGTTAAATATGACCCTACCTTTTACGCACTTATATACGGATTAGATAAAGAAAATAGACGCATCTGGAAGGGTAGAGATTATGAGGTGATAAATGCAGATTTAGATGATGAAGAGGTCTGGAGAAATATTTGGGCAAATGAAGAAATTTGGGCCAAGGTAAACCCGTCAATAGGCCATACCATATCTTGGGAAAAAGTAAGAGACCATTTTAACAGAGCTCAAGGTAATCTGGCCAGGGAGAGGAATTTCCGGTGGTTGCGACTAAATTCCTGGGAGACACTTAAAACTTACAAATGGCTGGGCCTGGATTTTTGGGACAGGTGTGAAGGAAATATTGATATAGAAAGACTGAAAGGGCGGCCATGTTTTGGCGGTCTTGACTTATCTTCAACAATAGATTTGACTGCTTTTGTATTATTATTCCCTCCTGATGACATTAATCGAGAATGGATGGTTTTACCCTGGTTCTGGGTTCCAGAAGAAAACATTGACCAGAGAGTAAGAGAGGATAAGGTTCCATATGACATCTGGGTAAAACAGGGTTTTTTAGAGGCCACGCCGGGCAATGTAATAGATTATAAATTCATAGAAAAGAAGATCCTTGAACTGGCAGAAATATTTGATATACAGCAGGTTGGTTATGACCCTTATAATGCTATGCAGACGGCAATAAATCTTCAGGATAAGGGATTAGTAATGGTTGAAGTCCGGCAGGGTTTTTTATCCATGTCTCCGCCAATGAAAGAAGTACAGCAGTTGGTTATGAGTAAAAAAATCCGGCATAATGGCCACCCAATTTTACGGTGGAATGTAGGAAATGTGGCAATAAAAACAGATGAAAATGAAAATATAAGGCCGGTTAAAAATAAAAGTACTGAAAGAATAGATGGTCTGGTAGCTCTGGTGAATGCAATGGCCAGGGCTATGTTATATGAGCCGCAGACAGATGTATCAAAATATGCCAGCGGTGAATTCCTTGATAAACTCTGGGGATAAGGGGGTGATTGGGTGGCAATATGGGACAGATTTTCCTTTCTAAATAAGATATTTAAGCCTAAAGCACAAGTAAGGGAAACAGTAAGTATCAATGATAGGAGATTATTAGAAGTACTGGGTATAGAAATAGGAGAATTGAATCTAAGAGGGAAAAATGCACTCAAGGAGGCTACTGTTTTCGCCTGCATCCGGATACTTGCTGATGCAGTAGGAAAGCTTCCTGTAAAAGTTTATCAAAGCAAGAAAGGAAAACAGGTTGCAGCAGATCATTACTTAACAAAATTAATAAAAACTCGGCCTAATCCCTGGATGACTGCCAGAGATTTTTTTAAGGCTCTGGAAGTACAGAGGAATATACATGGAAACTCCTATGCCTGGCTGGATATACCACGAAGAGGCCGAAATGCTGGAAAAGTACAGGGGATATATCCTCTTGATAGTACAAAAGTTGAAATCTGGATTGATGATGTTGGACTCTTTCCCGGAAAGGGAAAAATGTGGTATATATATACCGACAACAAGGGTGAAAAATATAAAATTAAACCGGATGAAATTCTTCACTTCAAAGGCTTGACTTTTGATGGTATTGCCGGGATGACACCTATTGAACTATTGAAGGAAACTGTAGAAAATGCCGGGGCAGCCAGTAAATTTTTAAATTATAGCTACAAAAGTGGAATGCAGACCAAAGGTATTATTCACTATGTCGGTGATTTGAGTCCAGAAGCAGAAAAGATTTTCAGGGAAAAATTTGAACAAATGTCCAGTGGGCTTAAGAATGCAAACAGAGTGGCGCTCCTGCCAGTTGGCTATCAATATCAACCATTGAGTCTCAAAATGACAGATGCACAGTTCCTTGAAAACACAGAACTTACAATCCGGCAGATTGCTGCAGCCTTTGGAGTTAAAATGCATCAATTAAATGAACTATCTCGGGCTACTCATACAAATGTGGAGTATCAGCAGAGGGAATTTTACGTTGATACTTTGATGGATATACTTACGGGGTATGAACAGGAATTGAGTTATAAGCTCTTTACTGACGAAGAGCTTAATGAAGGATATTATATCAAGTTTAATGTTGATGCAATACTCCGGGCTGACCAGAAAACCAGGTATGAGGGATACAGGACAGCAATACAGAGTGGTTTCCTTACACCTAATGAAGTCAGGGAACTGGAAGAAAAACCACCTCTGCAAGGTGGGGATAGGCTGCTTATAAACGGAAACATGATGCCTATTGAAATGGCCGGGGAGGCTTACAAAAGCAAGCAAAACGCCAATTAAATAAAGTGAAGGATTTTCAAATAGAGAAATAGCAAGAAGGCTAAACACTTCTCATACAACAATAGGGAGGATACTCAAGGTAAAAAGCGAAACATGTTGTCATTAAAACATCCGAAAGGATGTTTTTTGTTAGTCAAGAAAGGCGGTGAAGCTGATGAAAAACAAGGTCAAAAAGAATAAGGTAAAAAAGTTTTGGAATTTCAAAACCCTTGACGAAAAAACCAGTGAACTGACTATCTATGGTGAGATATCTGATGTTACCTGGTGGGGCGATGAAATCACTCCCAAACAATTCAAAGAAGAATTAGACGCACTAGGAGATATTGATACCTTGAATATTTATATTAATAGTTATGGTGGCGATGTTTTTGCCGGACAGACAATATATTCCATGTTGAAACGACATAAAGCCCAAAAGAACGTCTATATTGATGGTGTGGCAGCAAGTATCGCATCATTAATTGCTATGGCCGGGGACAAAGTGATCATGCCGGCAAATGCAATGATGATGGTTCATAATCCGTGGGCAACAATTGGCGTAGTGGCTGGTAATGCCGAGGAATTGAGAAAATTTGCTGAAGACGTTAAAAAATTAGCTGATGACCTGGATAAAATCCGAGATAGCATGGTGGTTGCATACGAAAGCCACTCAGCGTTGACGAAAAAGGAAATTATTGAACTATTAGATGCGGAAACCTGGCTGACAGCAGAGGAATGCCTGGAATATGGCTTTGCTGACGAAATCGAGGAAGCAAAAGAAGCAGCAGCTTATGTTGACGAGAAATATTTTTCAGTATACAGGAATATACCCGAGGAGCTTAAACAACCTTCTGAAGAGGGGGTGAAAAACAGTGAGGATGAGTTGAAAAAGAAAAAGTTGTTATTGGAATTAGAGCTTTAAAGGCTCTTTTTTTATTCACAAAAATAAGAAAGGAAAGTGATGAAAAGTGACAAAAGAAATGCGTGCTCTTTTACAACAGCTTGAAGCTGCAAAAGCAGAAGCAAGAGCACTTTTAGCCGAGGACAAAGTGACCGAGGCAGAGAAAAAGATGGAAGAAGTAAGAGCGCTACAGAAGAAAATCGACTTACAGAAAGAAATCGAGGCCATGGAAGACTTTGTTGACGATGACGCACAGCAAATCACCGCTAGCACTGACAAAGACTTAAACGAAGAATACAAAAGAGTATTCCTGAAAGGTCTACGCAGGCAGAGAATTACCGCAGAAGACCGCAGTATTATAAGAGAGTATAACAAATCTATCCGTGGCGCAGTTATGCATGAAGGCACAAACACTGCAAACCCTCCTGCTGGTAATGCAGGCCTCATCGTGCCACAAGATATACAAACCCGTATCAATGAAATTATGCGGCAACTCAATGACCTGTCGCAGTATATCAGAGTCGAAACAGTCAATACTCTTTCGGGAAGTAGGGTGCTTGAAGCAGATAATGTTATGACGCCGCTTCAGGTTGTAAACGAATACGCTCAAATTCAAGAAATGGACAACCCACAGTTTGTGCCAATTCAGTATCAGCTCACCAAGCGAGCAGGCTATCTGCCACTTACCAGCGAGCTGTTGGCTGACAGCGACCAGAATATTATCAACTATGTTAGCAACTGGATTGCAAGAAAAGTTGTAGTAACAAAAAACACTCTGATTACAGGCTTACTCCAGGGTTTACAGCCCGTGCAACTTGCAAATTTCGACGATATTAAGAAAGTGCTTAACGTAGACCTTGACCCTGCAATTAGTCTAAACTCTGTAATTATCACCAACCAAGACGGTTATCACTGGCTGGATACTCAAAAAGACCAGGATGGCCGGTATCTACTGACTGATGATATTACCCAGCCTGGCCGGAAGTTATTCAAGGGCCGCCCTGTAGTAGTTGTACCTAATCGCTACCTGTCAACCGTACAAGGACCACCAGATTTAGCGCCTATCTTCATTGGAAACGGCGAGCAATTCGCAGTATTGTTCACCAGAGGTGTCTATGAGCTGGCTTCCACAACCGAGGGCGGAGATGCATGGCGCAGGGATACCACAGAGCTGAGGGTTATCACTAGAGATGACTTGCAGACGTGGGATGCTGCGGCTATGGTGTATGGCCAGCTCCAAATATAAGGAGTGATGGCTGGTGGTTAAGGTAAAAGCTTTATATCACTTCTTGGACAAAGTGGCCTGCAGAAACAGGATGCAGGGTGATGTGTTTGATGTGTCGGAAGAAAGAGCAAAAGAACTTGAAAAAGCTGGAATTGTTGCCCTAGTGGAAGCCAAGCCGAAAGCTGAGTTAAAAACTGATGCAAAAAACGAGCCAAAGAGGCCGTCTAAAAAAGCTAATAAAGATCCAAAGAAATAGAGAGGGCTGGTCCCTCTCTCCCTTTATAAAGGGGTGATGATATGATTGTAAATTTGGAAGAGACGAAACAGTACCTCAGAATAGATGATAATGAAAGTGATGTATTACTTAATTCTCTCATAAATGCAGCAGAGAAATATTTGAAGAATGCAACAGGACATGAATTTGATGAATCAAATCACCTGGCCAGAATATTTTGTTGGATATTAATTTCTGATTGGTATGAAAATAGGGAATATATCGGAAAGGCAAGCGACAAGATAAGGCCTATTATAGAAAGTATGCTGGCCCAGCTAAAATATTGTTATGAATCTGAGAAGGAGACAGAAGAATGAATCCCGGAAAATTAAGACACCGTATAACAATACAGGAATATATCAAGACGAGAAATGAATATAACGAGATAATCGAAGAATGGCGGGATTTCGCAAAAGTTTGGGCAAGTGTAGAGCCCATCAGTGGGAAAGAATACTGGGCGAAACACCAGGTACAGGCGGAAATAACACACAGAATACGGATTAGATATAGAGAAGGTATTAAGCCAACTATGAGGGTCTTGTTCAAAAACCGAGTATTTGAGATAGAGTCCGTTATTAACTGGCAGGAGAAAAATATAGATTTACAGCTGATGTGCAAGGAAGTGATCCGATAATGGAAATCAGCTTCAAAATGGATGGAGATAAAGAACTTCTAAGAAATCTGAAAAGAATCAACAACACCGCCCAGAAAAGAGCTCTCAAGAAATCAGCCAAAGCAGGAGCCTCCCCTGTTGTCCAGGAGGCGAAACGGAGGGTGCCGGTGGATACTGGTAGAACAAAAAGATATATTCGCTCCTGGACCGCAGGGCAAAGAACAGGAGAAGTAACAGAATCAATAGGAGTAACAGCAAAAACACGTGCTCATGTGGCCAGATTCTTGGAGCTGGGTACTTCAAAAATGACAGCCCGGCCCTTCCTGCGTCCTGCAATAGATGAGATGCAAAAGAAGGCCGCACAGGAGACGAATGATGCAATGGTAGAAGCTGTACTGGAAGAGGTCCGGAAGATTGGCAGGTGATATACATGGACATAGAACAGGCTCTTGTTGCTCACTTATTATCAGATGAAAAAATTACTTCTATCATTCAGGACAGGCTGTTTCCCCTGGCCGTCCCCCAGGATGAAGATGTACCAGCAATAGTTTATCAGCGGATTAGCTCTCCCCGGACATTGACTCTCACCGGAGAGAGTGCATCAAACCCCAGGATACAGCTGTCCTGTTATGCGAAAACCTTTGGCCAGGCCAAGCAAATGGCTATAACACTTTATAATTCATTAGATTTTTTCAGAGGAGAATTAGGTAATAAGACAAAATCTGCTGTTTTGATGGCAGATTCAAGAGATGATTATGAACCAGAAACTGGTCGGTATCGTTGTGATGTCGACTTTTTCATTATGCACACAAAAAAGAAAGGGTGATGAATAATGGCTAGTTGGGGAATAGGTACACAGTTTTTGAGATTGGTTGAACCAGATACCTGGGAGGCAATAGGGCAGATAACCAGTATCACTCCCCCTGAATCTACAATGGATGTTCAGGATGCTACTACATTGGATAGCCCAGATGGCCGGGAAGAGATAGTACCTACTATTCTAAGAAACGGGGAAGCTACTCTCACCTTTAATTTTGACCCTGATGACATAGATCAGCAGTCTTTCCGTGATGATATGGAAAGCAGGGTTAAGAGAAGCTACCGGATTCTATTTCCAGATGAGGAGAACTATTATCAGTTTGACGCTTATGTAATTGGCTTTAATATAGGCGAAATAACTCCGGACGGCCTGTTATCTGCAACTGCGACACTCAGGGCAACAGGTAAGCCGGGATTTGGCAAGCTGGAACCATGATAAGGGCAGGGCAACCTGTCCTTCTTTATTTTACTTAGGGAGGGATGTAAATGTCTAAAGAAAAGAAAGTATTTCTGACAAGAGAAGCGATTCTCAATGCAGATGATATAGAGAAAAGAGAGGTTTTCATTCCCGAATGGAACGGGCATGTTATTGTCCGGGGTATGAGCGGAAAAGAGAGAGATGCATATGAAGCAAGTATTGTCAAACAGCGGGGTAAAGACACACAGGTAAATATGAAGAACGCCAGGGCTAAGTTGGTGGCCTTGTGTACAATAGATGAAGCCGGAAAACGTCTATTCACAGAAGCAGATGTGGTGGCAATTTCCCAGAAATCTGCAAAAGCTCTAGACAGAATCTTTGCAGTGGCTATGGAACTTTCCGGTATATCTCAAGATGATTTGGAGGAACTAACAAAAAACTCCGAAGAAACGACTTCCGAAGGCTTGTTTTTAGATTAGCCATATTGCTCGGAATGTCGCCTAGAGAAGTGTTAGAAAAACACACCAGCCGGGAACTGACAGAGTGGCTGGCGTATTTACAACTAGAACCACAAGGAGAAGAAAGGGCAGATTTACGGGCCGGAATTATTGCCAGTACAATTGCAAATGTTAACAGGAAGAAAGGTACACGTGCCTTCCGGCCAGATGAGTTTATGCCAAAATTTGACATGCAGGAACAGGATATTGAGCAGCAAAAGGCAGCTGCCGAGGCCTTGATTATGGCTTTTGGCGGCAAAAAAGGAAAAATGTAAGGCGGAGGTGAAAAGATGGCAACAATAGCACAATTGACGGTTGACCTGGTAGCCAGGACAGCCAGGTTTTCAAAAGGATTCAATCAGGCAGAGAGTATCATGCAAAGATTCCAGCGGACAGCAAGACGTGTAACAAGAGACCTTGATTCTATTGCCCGCGTAGGCAGGCAATCCGGATTATACCTGGCAGCCCTGGCCGCCTCTGCCGGTGGTGTTGTCAAAGTGGCTGCTGATTTTGAACAGGCAATGACAAGGGTTGGATCTATCAGCCGGGCTACAGCAGAAGAATTTCAGCTGCTTGAGAAAACAGCCCTTGACCTGGCCAAGTCCACTAAATACACAGCAAGCGAAGTAGCAGAAGGTATGGAATTTATGGCCATGGCTGGATTCAACGCTACACAAACTGTTGCAGCAATGCCCAGTGTATTACAGCTGGCAGCAGCTGGTATGATAGACCTGGGTACTGCAGCAGACATAACAACGAATATCCTCACTGGATATGGACTTGAAATAGAACAACTGGCCTGGGCGAACGACATACTTGTATCTGCCATGACAGGAGCAAACGTCAATCTGCAGATGCTCGGGGAATCTTTCAAATATGTGGGTCCGGTTGCCCGTGGTGCAGGAGTGGCTTTTGAGACCACTACTGCTGCGATTGCACTCCTGGGTAATGCAGGTATTCAGGGCAGCATGGCCGGTACTTCGTTAAGACAGGCATTGAGTAGACTCTTAAATCCAACCAGGCAGGTTGAGGAAAGATTGAGGCGTTTAGGTGTGCAGACAAAGGATGCAACAGGTAATTTATTACCCTTTGAGGATATAATCCGGCAGCTAGAGAAATCCGGAGCTACTGCTGCTGATATGCTTGAAATATTTGGAGATAGAGCCGGCCCGGCAATGACTGCACTTGTCAGCCAGGGCTCAAATGCACTGTTAGAGTTCATTGATCGGTTGAGAGAATCTGGCGGCCTGGCTGAAAGGCTGGAAAGGGAACAGCTTAACACCCTGAGCGGTCAGCTACTCATCTTGAAATCCCAGTTTGAGGGGGTGGCTATCTCAATCGGTCAGGACCTGATGCCTTATGCAAGAACATTAGTGGAAATGGTCCAGCGATTAGTAACCAGATTCGATAATCTCACAGACACTCAAAGAGCGCAAATAGCACAATGGATAGCTCTGGGGACTGCTATATTAGGTATAGTAACAGTACTGGGTATTACTGCTGGAGCTATATCGGCCTTCATAAAAGGATTAATGCTCTTGGGTACCGCTGTATCGCTCATATCCAGCCCGGTAGTAGTAGGAATGACACTCATTGCTCTTGCAGTAGGCTTAATGGCCACAGCCTGGCGGGAAAACTGGTTTGGCATACAGGAGAAAACACAGGCAGCCTGGGCTATTATATCACCGATTCTGGAGAATATGTGGAATTGGCTCCAGAGAGCGTGGATATGGGTAATTGATACAGCAGGAGATGTCTGGCAGTGGTTGACTGAAACAACATGGACAGAAAAGATAGAGGATATTAAAGGCTGGCTGGACACCGCCTGGACATGGGCAATCAACACTGCGGGAACTGCATGGGAATGGTTTATGAATACAAAATTTGGTCAGTGGCTGGATGAAATGAGACAGAAAATCACTGATAGCAGTGCCTGGAAATGGACTATAGATGTGGCCTTCCCTGCCTTCATGGAAGGAACGCAGGCAGTAATAACAGCAGTGGTAGAAGTAGCAGGGGAAATGTATGAAGCTATCAAAACGGGCCTGCAGACAGGAGATTGGGGAGCTTTCTGGTCTGTATCAAGCGAAGTATGGTCAAGGGGAGTACTGCTTTCAGTCAGCATATTGAGTGTAGTGAAAGGCCTCGCTGCACTGAAAGGCATTATCCTTGCCGGCCTGGGAGCAATACCTGCAATGGGTATCCCCGGTGTGATTGGTGCTATTACAATAGCCATACAGCTCATGGAAGCCATGACAGACGGTGGATTTGAACAGTTCGGTGCAAATCTTGCAACAGCACTGGCAGCTGGAATAGGAATAGGTGTATTCACCGGTTCCCCATACGCCGGCGCACTTGCTTTCACTATTGTGCTCAATTTAAAACTTGGAGAAACAGTTCAGGAAGCAGCCAGGCAGATTAGAAGTCAGTGGGATAGCTTCTACAAAGGCTTGACAGGACACACACCGGATGAGTGGGGAGCAAAATATTATGAATGGATCTTTGGTACTAAACCAAAGGGTTTCCAGACAGGAGGATACACAGGTAATTATCCTGTTGATATGCCTGTCGGTGTTGTCCACGGTCAAGAGTGGGTTATTCCTGAATTTGTGTGGAAACGTGGACTTCCTGCGATACTGGAATTCATGGGCATGGAAGGATTTCAGACAGGCAGGATAACCGGCACAGGGCTTGCCGGAGCACGTGCAACAGTAATTGATATGAACAATATGTTCAGTCAGCTTGGCAGTATGATTCTGACCGGATTCACAAAGCTATTTGAGGTACTCCTCAATGCAATAGAAGTCCTGGCAATAGCAATAGTTGGAGATGAGAGAGTAGAAGAAATCAAGGAATATTTTGAAATGCTCAGGCAGAACATTAAAGACTTTGGAGATACTGTCCGGGATTTCCTTAACAATACTCCAACCATGCCAGAGGGCCCACAACAGGAAACAATACCACTCTGGCAGAGATTCAATAATCAGTTGCAAATATCTACTCATCTCCAGAGTTTTTTCAGTGCAATACTCACAAAAATTAACGCCGTGGCACAATTTTTTGGCCTATTGTTGCAGGAACTATCACCGATTATAGAAACGCTCATGGTCCCGATAGTGCTCGTGGCCCAGGCTCTTGCAACCTTGCTCCTGCCTGTCATCAAGATACTATTTAATCCTCTCAAGTGGCTTGGGGTCATTGTTATTACTGTAGCTGAATTAATTGCCAGGGTGTGGAATGCACTGCTTGACCTGATTTCAAAGCTACCAGGAGTGAACCTTAAAAAATACAAAGTCAATGTAGATGAGCTTAGCAGGGCGAAGAAAGAGTTAATTGACCTCACCTGGGAGGATGCTGAGAATTTCAAGAAACTGAATGAAGAGGTTGGAGAAGCGGTAAGAAACGTGCCTCAAGGATTGAAAATAGTGTCTCATAGATTAGCAGCAGCAGGTTACTCTGCACCTGGTGTACAAGCTGTTGTACGCCAAGAGGTAGTGGACGGTGGTGGTGACTATGCGATCCACGTCCACTTTGACGGTGATGTTTACGGAATGGATGATTTCGACAGGCGGGTAAGACAGGCGATAGCTCAAGGTAATCGCCAGATGCAACTTGTTACGTATGGGGTGTGATAAATGGCGTACGCTAAATTTGCAGGGTATGAAATTCCGAAAGTATATGAAGTGAATGAAAAGCGTTTGCATGTAGGTGAGACGATGCGCACGGCGGGGGGGAACCTCCGCCGTGATACTATCACCGTAAAAAGGCGTTGGGAAATTAAATGCCGTCCGGTTCCAAAGTCACAGCTCGAACCACTTCTAAACCATTTGAAAAATACTCTCTATGCCGAAGATGAGTTTTGGCTCTACGAGTTTGGCCCTGAAACAAACACCGTTTTGGCTATGGTTGACCCAGAAAGTATTGAACTTAACACAATGGGAGTGGCCGACGAAAATGGGGTTTGGCACAAAGACGGTAAGCAGTTATCTTTAGCCATTGAGGAGGTGTAAGATATGGCAACAATAGCCCGTAACAGACAAATCCATAAACGGCTACTTATTGGAAGACCGGATGGACAGACGTGGGTAGACGTGGCTGATTACCTCAGCTCAATTGAAATTGAACTTGGCAGTATCGAACAGTTGGGCACCGGGACTGGAACCGACATAGGTGTACGTTCCGCATCGTTTGAGTTGAGGAATGTGCCCGGGAAGCGTTTTGCGCCGAGAGACAGAACAAGTCCATGGAACCAGCTGAACGGAGAATGGGCGCCTTTGTTGTGGCCGTATAGGGAAGTAGTTTTTCAAACTGCTGTGACAGCGCCTGGAGCATCCCCCGCGTCGCAAGATTGGATAACAATTTTTGAAGGGTACATGGGTGATAGTATTGTCACAGAAAGCCATAAAGTTACAGTAAGTCTCAGGGATAAAAGCAAACTGCTCCAAGACACCTACATCGATGTCAAGAAAACTTATGAAGGACCTATATCTGCCGAAGATTTGATTCAAGCAATCATTAATGATCATATTACTGACGCGCCACCCAGTTTGTTTTGCCCCGTACCTAGCGGGATCACTTTTGAGGAAATGACCGTCGAATATGTGTCTGTTTGGGATGCTATTCAAAACGTCGCGAAACAGATAGGCTGGTACTTGGGTTATCGTTGGAACGGCGTGCAATATGTACTGGCGTTCATAGAGCCACCCCGAGATAAGACAACACATGACTTTGAATTAGACTGGGAAGATGTAATTCTTAATGAGTCTTTGGATATAGGTGACAGCGAAATTCGCAATGCGCTTACCATTACCTTTCAAGACGCTTCGACTGGGGAACCTGTTACACTGAGATATACGGATTACCCTCAACTCCGGAACGAAGCGTCTATCAGTGAATACAGGCTTCGGGCTATGGAAATCACTGAAAAAGAGACGAGCCTGATTGATTCTGTGGATAAAGCGCTACGGTTTGGTGAACTTTGCATTTGGGATTTATCCGAACTTAGCGCAACAAACAAAATTACGCTGCCTTATATGCCGGAAGTAGATGTATTCAGTACCTTGCGTATCACTAATCCGTTGGTGAGTTCCACTAGTGATTTTTATGCTGTTCAAAGCGTTAGACACACCCTGCGGTTTGGTGATAGACCAAGTTTTCGGACAGAAGTCATTGCCACTGGTAGGGTTGTTGGCGCTCGCAAGCGTTGGCTTGACATGGAAACCCGCCCGGGCCGTCCGGGGCACCCAAGTAACCAGGGCCCTCCGGGACCACCGGGTGAGGTGCAAGTCCCCAAACCTGCCAACCCTGTGTGGAGTGATTATACTCTAACAAACACTCTACACCTAAGATGGAGAAAGGCAGAATTTGCTAGCGGGTATGAGATTAGAACGGACCTGAATTGGGGCGAACTTGAGGGCATGATTTTCCGCGGCTATGCACACAGCTTTAGCTTCATCCCAATAGAGCGGGAAATGATCCTGTATTTGAGGGCGCTTAACGCCATCGGTGAGTACAGTGAGGGTTACGATACCATTCATGTCTCACTGCCAGCACCGGAGCCGCCACAACAGCCAACTGTAGTGGCGTTTTTCAATGCGTTGCGCATATCCCCGACACCATTGAACAGTCCGTCTGTGAT